CTAAGCGTGTTGATTGGAAAAAGAAATGATTAAGAAAACATTTGGTGGCCCTTTAACAACAAGCTACACAACAATCTATGAAGTGCCTACAAACAAGAAGGCTGAGTGGGTGTTGTTGTATGTTGTAAACGACTCAGGGTCTACCTCAGGGTTTTCTGTGCGTATGTACAATGCTCAGTCTGACAGTAATATTCAAATCTTTGATGACAAGAGTTTGTCTGATGGTGAGTTTTTTAAGATTGGCGGTGGATTCAATGAGTTTATTATGCTTGCTGAAGGCGACAAAGTAGAAGCAGTAAACGGTAGTGGTATGACATTGCTTGTGTCTGTCATTGAGTACAACGACATTATTCAGGGAGGCTAAAATGCCTAAAGCCAAAGACGTAGAAAAAACAAAATCAGGACGTTTAAAATACTACGGAGAAACCTTTAGCGGATTTAACAAGCCAAAGCGTACTTCTGATGGCAGTAAGAAGTTTGCTGTGTTAGCTAAGAAAGGCGATGATGTTAAACTTGTGCGTTTTGGTGATCCTAACATGACAATTAAAAAGGACGATCCTGAGCGTCGTAAGAGTTTTCGTGCACGTCACAAGTGTGACACTGCTAAAGATAAGTTTAGTGCTCGCTACTGGTCTTGTAAGAAATGGTAAAGCACTATTGGTGCGAAAATTCTGCAGTGCTTACTCATTTCTACGATGGGCTGAGTGTGTTGTTTCCTGCTTGGGAGCAGTTGTTTTGCACTATTGTTGAAGCTAACAAGACAAATGTTCAATGTCCTATGTTGTTACAGGAAATGAACAAATTTATTAAACAAGAAACATCACACGCCAATGCTCATCATTCTCATAACACACGCATTAATGAACTAGAGGAAGAACAACTACAACGTAATCGCACTGCAGTGCTAGGTCGCAAACCAAACAACCAAGTTATTGTTGGAGCTATGGTGTCTATTGAGCACTTTGCATCTACAATGTCTTACGACTTTATTAAGCGGTATAGCGACAAAACAAGCAGAGAATACAAACTGTTTTTATGGCACAGTAGAGAAGAAATTGAGCATAAAGATTTGGCACATTCGTTATGGAAGTATAAACAGTATGACGATAGTGTGCTTCCTAAAATTGCAAAACAAAACATTAAATACTGTCTTAGTTTTACATTAAAGTATGTATACAACAAATGCAAACAAGACAAAATTCTACACAAGCCTTCAACTTGGCTTGACTTTGTAAGGCTAGCAAAAAGAATTGCTTTAAATTTTATGCCACGCTATTCATCAATTTTTACAAAACAGTTTACCCCATGACACCAGAAGAAATTATTGCTATTGATATACAAAAAAATAATGCTTTTGTGTCTGTTGAAGATGGGCTTAAAATTTTTAAAAGTTATATTAAGGATGGGTATAAAGTAAAACAGATTAATAATACATTGTTTCTGTACAATGTAGACAACAATGACGTTTACTATCACTCAATCAACGCAGACCCGTTAAAAAAATACATCACTAATCTTAAAAACTTTTTAAACACAATAAGTGATAAAACGACAGCAATTACTACAATAGAAGAACCAAGATTAAAGTCTGTTATTAAGAAATATTTATCAGATACAATTGTAATCAAAGACAATTACGCTATTACAAATTTACAGGAAGTATAGTATGGGTTGGGTAGAAGACCGAGTAGAAGATTTCACTGAATCCGTAGAAGATGCTGGTGATTGGGTTGGGGATCAAATTAATGATGCCGCTGACTTTGTAGTCGATGATGTTCCTGACGCAGTAAGTGATGCCTTTTCAAGTTTTGAAGATGGTGTTAGAAATGTTGTTGATGGGGTTGATGATTTAGTTCAAAATCCTTACGTTCGCATGGCTGTTCGGTTTATTCCGGGATATGGTCAAGTTGCAGGGGCGGTGCTAGATACCTATGCTAAGCTAGACAGTGGTGAAGAATTATCTGCAGGAGATATTGCAAACCTTGCATCTGCATTTGGATCTAACAACCCTACTGATTGGAAACTTACAGACAATCAAGTAAAAGCTATTAGAACTGCAGGCTCGTTAGCTGATGGTGACGACCCTATTGAAACTTTGGTGTCTGCATATGGCGAAGATGTTATTGACCAAATGGGTCTTAAAGACACTGCCGCTTCAACACTACAGGATGCAATAGGAGAAGACGCCTACAACATTGTTTCTGATAACTTGGACTTAGCACGTACAGGTTATGACATTGCTGTAGACGGAAAAAGCCCACTTGAAGCCATTTCTAATCGCTATGGTGATGAGATTGTAGGTTATTTAGGGGCTGACACAACTAACGAGCGTGCGCTTGGCTTAGCAGGCCTTACAACGGCTGTGGGGCTTGATAAAGGACTTGATGCAGATGATGCTTTGATTCGTGGTACACAGCGTTATGCCGATGAGGGCGGTACAGTTGAACTAAACCAATTAGCTGGATTAACAGGCGTTGATGTTGACTTTGGATCAGGCGATTTCTTTAACAAGTATGCAACTACCTTTGGTAACTTTGAAGGTTTACCAGACTTATCGTTTATTGAAGACTATGTACGTCAGTACGGCAGTGGTATTGAAGATGGTGTACGTTTTGTTGCTGACAATTTACCCAACCTTAACTTGGAAGGCGTAGACTACGACTATTTACGCAATCAATACAACATGAATATTCGTGACTTAAAAGCACAAGGTATTGATGTTGGACAGCTTGCATTTAATACAGACATTGACTTAGGTATTCCAAGTGTTGAAGTACCTGACGCAGATTTACCCAATGTTGAAGTGTCTGGGATTGACCTTCCAGATGTAAATATTCCTGATATTCCATTGCCCGGACTAAGACCTGTGGATGATGGTGCGCCAATTGAAGTAGCAGGGTTAGACATTGCAGACAGAGAAGCCTTAAAACAACAAGCAAAGGATGAAGAAGTTCCTATTTCTGAGCTTTTGTTACAAGACTTTCAACTTAAAAATCCGTTGTTAAAAACTTGACAAACAATATAATGTGTGGTAAGATATAGACATGACCTATTTAAATATTGTAAACTCTGTACTGCGTAGGCTACGGGAAGATGAAGTAACCACTGTTGCTGAATCAGACTATTCTCGTTTAATTGGTGATTTTGTAAATGATGCTGTATCTTCTGTTGAAGCGGCTTGGGATTGGACAACACTTCGTCATACTTATACTATTACCACTGTAGCAGGCACAGAACGCTATGTACTCACAGACTTTGGTATTCGCTCTAAAGTATTGTATGTACACGATGAAACAGCTAACCGTTTTATTCCACAGGAATCTTTAGAACGTATTCGTCAGCTTGCTTTAGGAACAGACAATGCTCAAGGTACAGTGCAGTATTATGCTATTGAGGGTGTTGATGACAATGGCGATGCACGTATACGTTTTTATCAGACCCCAAGCAATGAAAGCACATTGTCTGTGTACACGGTAAAGCGTGACACTTCATTGTCTAATGACAGCGACAGTACACTGCTCCCAACACGTCCTGTTATTCAATTTGCTTTTGCTTATGCATTGCGTGAGCGTGGTGAAACAGGTGGACAGAGTGCCGCAGAACAGCTTATTTTTGCACAAGAAGACTTGCGTAATGCAATTGCACTCGATGCAAACCTACACCCTGAAGAACTTATCTGGAAAACTGTGTAATGGCAAAAACGCTACAAAGCATTGCAATTCAAGCCCCCGGATTTTTTGGGCTTAATACTCAGGACAGTCCTACATCATTGTCTGAGCAGTTTGCACTAATTGCTGAAAATTGTGTTATTGACCAGTTTGGACGTATTGGTGCTCGTAAAGGATGGGTGTACGAAACAGACACTAACCCTGACAGCATTGTGCATTTAAGTGAGTTTGTTAATAGTGACGGTACAACAGAGATTGTAAGTGCGTCATCCGATGCCGTGTATACAGGTACAACAACACTGACAGACATTACCCCTGCAGGCTACACTGTTTCTGATGGTTTGTATGATGCGGCAACACTAAATGGTGTGCATTATTTATTTCGGTCTGGTAGTGATCCTTTGTATTACGATGGTACAACTTGTGATAAAGTAGAAGACCATCCAGATTACTCAGGGACTGTGCCTGCAGGCGATATTGTTCAGTCTGGCTTTGGTCGACTGTGGGTTGCCAAAACGAGCACCAATAACACCACCGTGTACTGGAGTGACTTGCTAACAGGGGTTAAATGGGACACAGGTAGCTCTGGTTCTATAGATGTATCTAAGGTATGGCCTGATGGTGCTGATGAAGTAACGGCACTGGCTGTACACAACAATTTGCTGTTTATCTTTGGTAAGCGTCAGATTCTTATTTATCAGGGTGCATCTGATCCTGCTACAATGAGCATTGCAGATACCATTGTAGGGGTTGGATGTATTGCACGTGACTCAGTACAAGCAACAGGTACGGATATTATATTTTTATCAGACTCTGGGCTACGAAGCATTAATCGTACTATTCAAGAAAAGTCCGCACCAATGCGTGATATTTCTCAGAATGTACGTACAGAGTTAACAGGTTTTGTTTCTACAGAGACGGAAAATATATTCTCTGCATACTCACCTGAAGAGGCTTTTTACTTATTGCATCTTCCTACAACAAACACAACATACTGCTTTGACATGCGAGCACCTTTAGAAAATGGTGCACATCGTACAACACAGTGGGATACAATTAGTCCTCAAGCTCTTTTAAGAACACGAGCAGGAGATTTACTTCTAGGTAAAGAAAATGGCATTGCTAAATACGATGGCTTCACAGACAACGGAAGCC